ATTGTAAATATGCTCTAAGTCCAAATTGTACTCCTGTTTCTGTTTCTTGCTGCCAACGTCGTTTTGGCTCACATAAATGAGCAGTCAGAGTGCTTTCTTTTCTAAAGTCCTTGTCACAGTATTTACATCTATAGCTCTGTTTTAATTCTTCTGTCATCCCAACCATGCTCACGAGCTAATTGTTTTAGATCATCTACGGTATTAATTTTTGCTAATAACTCTAATTCATCTTCTTTGTATTCTGGGTAAATCTGTCTTAGAAACTTTACTGCTTTGTTTGCACTGCCTTCGCGTTTTTTTTGCTTAATCCAATCATGTCTAAATGTTCCCATGCCTGGGCTAACTGTAGTTGCTGACAACCATTGCAACTCTGGATACTGGGCTAAATCAAAAAAGTGTTTGTTAAGATTTTCATTGCAACTTAACAAATAGTATTGCTGTAATTCTGTGCTACCCTGTACAGAGCTACCCCATCTAATCATAAGATAGTTGCTAAATTTCTTGCGCTCTTCGTCGGTAAGATTTTTATAAAAGTTGCGATCCTTGGTATCAAAGGCTCGCATCTCGTTAGCAATATTAAGTTTATCTGACATAACTATCTAAAGAAAATTTGTAAACTGTATCTTGAACCAGATTTAATTTCATTTACCCTGTGACGAAATCTAGCAGGAAATATTATTAAACTATCGTTAATACACGGAATACTAATAACATTATTCTTAGTTGACTGCAAGTCTGGGCTACCTAGTAAAAACTCGCCGCCGTTAACTGTTTCATTATAACACACATAGCTCCAGGTTACAAACCCTCCAACATCCACGTGCCAATCATAAAAATCACCAGTTTCATATTTGCTAAGTAAAGTGCTGTAAGGTCTGGTAGCATTATTCTCTACGTGCATTAAATCAGGATAAGACTCTAAAACATGCAATAATTTGGTATTTAAAAGATACCTGGCTAGATATTCGTTGAGTTCAAGTTCCAGATCATCTATTTTGTTCAACCATAAATTTTTATTCTTTTTAACATCAGAATTTACTGCTTCTACTCCATTTTCTAAATACAAGGAGGTAGTCATTCTGTCTTCTAGTTTTTGAATGCAATCCAGTATCCGCTGATTAACATCAGCACCTAAAAAATTGGTAAAAACTAAATGTGGAATAAACATTATACAGGATGATGAAAAATAGTGTCTTCTCGTTTGCTTAATTCGTATATTACTCTAGCACGATTTAGTGCATCTTGTAAAGTAGGGTTATGCTTTGCAGCACGGTGTATATCTCCCCAAAGCCTAGCTTCTTCTAGATCCTCAAACAACGACCGGCTTTCATAATCTCTACCTATTTCAAATCTTTGATCAGGAGGATCACCAAATTTTCTTGCATACACGACGCCATTGTGTCTTTCATAAACATAAGTCGCTCCTGGTTCCAATCTACCAGCATTTTCCATAATCAACTACCTCACTTTGTCTTGATATATCTTTTACAAAATAAGCACACAACGGTTCTTGTTTGCTTGTTTCTAAAGGCACTGCTAGCAACTGACCCGGTTTCAGTTTAGGAAAATACCATTTTACATCTTGATAGATATCAATAATTTCTATCTGTTGAAATTCTGGTTTGAAACTGGATATAGGGTTAAAGCAGAACACACTAAAACCACGATCATTAATGCTAGTTAAAGGAACAACTTCTAGATCACCTAGATCAGGTTCACCAATTAGCACATGCCAATCAACCGGCATTTTTATAACGCTTTCACCTATCCTTAACACTAGTGCAGGACTATTAAAGCTTTCTAAAAAGATCAGTGGTATGTAAAAGTAGTCTGGTGTTCTTGGATCAGAATTGTCTAATACTGCAAAGCGCAGATCCTCTACCTCGTCTGGAATTTCATTTAGCTCGTAGGCTGTGTTATCTAATGTCAGTATTCTCATAATATAAGTGTTATTCCCATTCAGCCTTTTCAACAGTGAATGGATAGTTGGCTTCTTTGTAGAAAGTTTTTCTTTTTGTTAAGTGTCTTTTTGCAAACTTACAGGTACTGGTTATGTCCCAGATCTGAACATGATCTTTGTCTTCAGCTTTTCTAATGCCTCGCCCGATTGATTGAATAACTCTAACAAAACTCTTGCCAGGCTCAAGCAGAACAAGATTAAAAATGCGGGGAATATTAATACCAACAGCAGCAACACCGTAGGTAGCGATAATGATTTTGTCTGAAGCTTCTGCCACTTCGTCATAATGTTCTTTGCGCTCCCCGGCTTTGGTTGCTCCCGACACAAATACACTACCAGGTAATCGTTCAGCTAGTGCTCGTCCTGCGCTAATTCTATCTACTAGAATAAGTGTATTGCCCGAATCAACAATAGTACTTATCAATCTAGCAATGTAGTCTAGTCTTTCGCTAGTTTCTATTAGATATTTGAGCTCACTTTGATAGTTAGTGTATTCTTTGTGATCAACTAACTGGACAACATTAACATGACATTGTGCTAGATGCCCGGCTTCCTGTAACTCACTTGCACTTAGATGCCCTACAACTGGACCAAGCATACAATTAATACTTTGTCTAGCATAATCTTCTTTTGGTATAGTCCCAGTCAATCCCCAACGGATGGGCACTTGTGCAAACGGACCAGACAGCAGTGTCTTTAATGCATCCGCTTTTGCCTGATGCACTTCATCTACAATAACTGCTACTACACCTTCTAAAAACTCACCTATGGTTATTTCTGCTTCGGCGTTCTTGGTCGTCTTTAATAAGTTATTTAGGCTTTGCCATGTACATATAGTGTGTGTACGATTGTACTCTTTACGGTCGCCAAAATATACACCTGTGTCTAGTTCTAAATTAACAAAGTCATCTTCTGTTTGCGTCACTAGACTTTTATTAGGAACAATTACAATAGTGCGCCCGTATTGACTAACAGCATCAGCTAGTGCGGCTGTTATAATAGTTTTACCTGCACCAGTTGCTACTTCTTGAACACACTGTGGATTGGACAAAAAACGATTAATAATTTCTGGTTGATAGTCACGTAATACTATCGGCTCACCGGCTCGAGGATGATTCTTTGGCCATCGTTTGTGCTGATATGTGTGCTCATCAACAGTAGCAAAATCAAAAGTAGTACGATAATTTCTTATATCTTCTACTTCAACATCATATCCTTGTTCGTCTAGGTATGGTAATATCTCTGGTAGTAAGTTAATATACGTGGTGCCGCCAAGATTAAAGAATGGAATCTTGCCGTCCCAGCGCCCAAGTCTAACACTTGGTTGATATCTAGCGCCAGGTATTTCGTATTTGTATCGTTTGACTAGAGCAGTTCTTGTATTAAGTTCAAGCCCTTCAATCTTTACATTTACTTCATCTTTAATTAGTAACTTTGCTTGCATATAACTTATTATAAGATCTTTCTATAATTTTATCAAACTTTTTGTTAGTTTTTTTATGATGAACTATGATATGATATCTTTTTTGATCACTATCATTAATTACCGTGTGCATATTACCTACATTAATAAGAAACGCTGATCCAGGTGTAAATGGTACAATGCCAAACTTATCTAAATAAAAATTACAGTCTGATGGTTGTGTTATGGCTATATTCACGGGCCAAAATTCATCTGGTGATCCTGGATCGTTATGCAAATTAATTATACTATGTGGTTCTAAAAGCATAACTCTTACTCTTTCAAAGTCAGTACTGGGCCAACTATGTTTAAAAAATTTAACAGTGTCAGGACAGTACGTTTCTGCTTCTTGGGTCCATACAAGAGGTCTATTGTCCGTATAATACTCTGTCTCTCTAGTTGCATCGTAACTTTTACCGTGTAATACAAAACTTTTCCATCCCGCATTTGACTCATATGTATCCCTATGCGCTACAAAAAAATTGTCCGGAATTGCTTGTATTTCGTTAGCAATGAGATCAAATGGTATATCCATATCTAGTTGAAGGCACTGTACATTATTCAACAAGTCCAAAATGTTTTTGAATGTTTCAGGATAACTTTGTACAAATGTTTTACTGGATATTTGTTTAGCAAAGGATCTACTTATCTTGTCTTTCATAATGTACAATCACCAAACTTTAATTTAAATTGTTCTATAAAATTGTAATTATATGACAAGTAAGTTAATTTGTAGTTCAATATATTTGACATCCAAAGTTGACTGTCTGTTATGTTGGTATCTGATACAAACTTTAGTATACATTGGTTGTAAAATGTTATATTTTTTGTTCTTGCTGTGTCTAGATCAACTTTGGGCACTTGCTCATTGATATATCTTCTTAATTTGTCTTTATTTGTAAATTGTAGCCTTTCTAATTTTGTTAAATCTCTATCAAGGCAAAAGTGTTTTAAATTGTTATCCTTCATAAAGTCTACGACAAAACCACCGTAATCATTACCATTCCAATCATGTAAAATAGTCCGAGCAAATTTAATCTGTATTGCACTAATGTCAACTACCTGTATGTCTTGAACTAGGTTACTGTGTGATGCTCTTAACCAAAAAAATCCGCTGGCAGGACATATAACGTTTGGTTTGTTAACAACAAAATCAAGCGGCTCGTTATTAAATATCCAAAGTTGATTTTTCGCAAGTTCTATATATTCTTGATTATGGTCTAACCATTCATTAATAGATTCTTGACTGTATAAGTATTTCTTCTTAGTTCTTAGTTGATGTGAAAAATTAACCGCAATTTTTCCTTGCATGAGTGTTTGGTTAATAAGTTGACTGCCAAAATTTACAAATTTATAGCTTGCAGTATTATTAGTTCCTTTTAGCCATAATGGAGTATAATCGTCATGGATATTTTTTTCGCTACGAACAGCAGCAACAGCAATTGTGTCCGACGATTCTTCTAAGTCATCCTCGCTATACTGATCTAGTTTTAAGAAAAAGCATTGTTGGTGCAGGTGATAGTAACTGTTCGTATCTTTAGGATCAACTATATGTCCTACTAGACCTTGGTGTGGATAATTCTTTAAATCCTCTATAAAAGATTCTAGGTCATAAAAGATTGTACCAGAGTCAACAAACAAAGCATACTGATATTTGTTTTTGACTTCTATAAACCCCTGCTGCCAACTGTCACATAACACATATGGATAAGATGTTTGCCGACCGTGTTTATCAAACAATATGCTTGATAAAGTATATGACAAATGTTGGCCACGGCGTATGACACAAACTATATTCAATGTGTTATCCTCAATGGCAGTTGGTTATTTTTTAACTTGTCAACCAAAAGATCTGCACTTTCTATTTCACCAATGGGAATAACTAGAAAGGGTTCTAGGCTATTCCAGTCTGGTACGTTCCAATAAGCACACCACGGTTCTTTGTACTTTGCAAACCATTGGTCAAAGGCTTCCGGGTCACTGTCGGCTAAAAAGTCTATTTCATCGCAGGCAAAATGTAACGAAGGTCTTAACGACAGCCAAGGCTTAACAAGTTGGCAAATTCTTGTAATGTCGTTGGGTTCTTTGTTTGCAAAATACTGATACGGAGTTTTAGCCAGCTCTTGCCATTGTACAAAACACTGATTCTTTGCTACCCGATCAGTAGCATATTGTAAAAACTTTCTATCAAATTTTTCCTCTAGTTTACCTGCTCTTGTTCTATAGTCAATTGATACTATCGGCTGCACTCGATTATATAGAATTTTTTCTACGATGTGTATGTGTTCGTGAAACTTTAACCAAAGTTCATGTCCGTTAAAATTTTCTTCGTATAAACGATGTAAGAAATTTAAGTAAGATTGATCTTGAAATAAAGAACTGTCTATATCTATACCAAGCGCTCTAGCATAGTCAACTAGTTTCAGACCAGCTTGTTCAATGGTTCCACAGTTAAAAAATACGTCGCCTTCATATAGTTCAATAGGAACATTTGCAAGATGCTTGAACTTTGTATAAATTACATCAGCAACAGGATTGTCATACAAAAAAATTTTTAAATTTGAATTTGCAAACTGTATGTTCAGAATTTTATTTGCTTCCATTTTTCTTATAAACTTCAGTAGCAAAGTACACAATTTTTTCAGCTTGCTGCAATAACATTATTTTTTCACCGCCATACATCATACCTTGACCACTTACTAGTAGCGGTATTGGCTGACTCCATTGTGGAGAAAATTTGCTAAAGTAAATTATTTTTTTACTTACCCTTTGTTCAGTTGGTTTTAAACTGTTTACTTTATAGATATCTTCAGCGGCAAAATATTTTGCAACAAAATTGTTATACAGCTTTTCGCTCATGTCGGGTTCGTAGACATAGATAGGATATCTATTTGTGATATCGGCATATTTTATAAGGTCTTCAAATACTGTTTCGTCATTGGTAGGTGCAAACTTAGACTCCTTGGCAGTCATAAAGTTAACTACACGAGGTCCGTGTTGAACGGCCATGTCCAAGGTAAGCAATTCATCAACAGTGTAACCATATATAGGTGAATTATCTACTAGTAAATTAATATTACCAATATCAAAACCACAGTAGTTATTAATTGCTTCGGTAAGACTATTTGGTGCGTTTGTTATAGTCAACTTGTCATTCTGTTTTACTAACTTTATCTCATATGGTTGTTGTTCGCAAGCTTCTACTGCTTGAATGTATTCATTGAACTCTGGTGCTACTTCAAATTGATTATTCTGTGCAAAGCCATTGGCTGCTACAACGTTTGTTTCTGTTATGGCCAGACTCCAAGCACGATTTGTAGGATCAAATCTCCAACGACCTTGGCTAATCTTAGCTAAATCTCGTAAGTCGTTAATCAAGCTAGTTTCATATGGAAACTTTAAGACTACACTATCATTGTCAATAGTAAGTAATCTACGACGATCTATTTGTCTAATACCCAATCTAAACGTGGGAGACTCAACAGGACCAACATCAATCTCTAGTTTTTCTAACTGCCTGCGATATTTAAGTATTAACTTAACAGCCAGTTCAGCTTGACGATCAGTAAGTGGACGCCCGCTCTGTGTGGCCTGGCTCATACTACCTAGAATTTGGACATCGTATCTTGCCAGACTTACAATAGGCGGTGTACTGCTGAACAGGTCGTAAATCTTTCCAGTTTCAGGATTACGATCCCCATTCATTACTTCAAGATAGTCTTCAACTGACGAGAATTTTTTCATTGTACAAGTATATTACTTATTAAGTAAAAAGTCAAAAAAAAGCCCTACCTTAGTAGGGCATAAATCCGGAGTAAAAGGAGCTATCAAAAACCCCGGAAGATCTGCTTACGCAGATTTCATACAGGTTGATTGTGCTAGTGCTTCCCACTTAGTAGGGAAACTCTTGTACAACTGACCAATCTTGATTGCCATACGCAAGCTCATCTCGCGCAGTCGGTTCTTATTAGCATCCATAAACGCAATAATCTCGTCCTGTGCTATCTGGCTCAGGTCAAGATCCGCAAACAGTTCGCCACTACGTGCAATCTGCTTGATACGCAGGACCTTGTCACGCATAGTGTCTAGTGTAAGATCCAAGTAGTGGCAGCGTGATTGCAGTGCATCCAAGTGATCACGCAACTTTTGGCTCTTCATTTTGTCAAACTTAAGATTAGTAATAAAGATAACACTACCCTTAAATTCAAAGCTGTCCGGAATGCCTTCGCTACGCAGGATACGGCTGTCACTCAACCACGAAATCTTACGCTTCTTGCCCGAATCAAGAGCACCTTTCAGCAAGTTCAAGCACACATCGTCAAGTAGGATGCTGTCGCAGTCATCAAACACAATCACGCAGTTTGGATCACTATACTTGTAAAGTGCTTGATACAGGCCAATAGCAGTTGCAGAACCTTTAACTACTTCTGCTCTAAGTCGACGACCTGCAATTTGGTCAAGTAGTGTAGCCTTTTCAATTTCAAGTTCTACACCATAGCTTTTGCCTACACCTGGAGGACCTGACACAATCATAGCACGAATGTCGCCGGCTGTAGCAGCTTTGGTCATTTCTGTAAGGATCTCAAAACGCTCGGCGATTTCGGCCATACGCTCTTCGTCTGTCTTGGTGTCATTGACCGCTGCTTGCACATCTGCATCAACGGTGGCTACTTCGCCTTCGAACTCGTCAGCACCCACAAATTCGTAATCGCTCATGCTGTTTACTTTCACACGGATGTCTTCAGGAAAGCCAGGAAATTGACCACCATTCTTGACAGTGACATAGCCGCCTTTGGCGCCACTGCGAAATTGGTCTACTAGTTGAAATACACGACCGGATACATCAGTAGTGCGATAAGCACCAGATTTGATACGAACGAAAGACATAAAAGCTCCTTTAATGTTTAAGTTGTATTGTTATTATTCAAGTATTATAGCAAAATCAATCTTTATTGTCTACCTAAATTAAATCTTGCCCTTCACTATACTTTTAGCAACCTGCTTGGGTGTTGCTCCTTTAGCAACCAGCATATAGGCTATATTCTCGCATAGGTCAACTTCTACAATTTCAAAATCCATATTCATACGGTTGAATACATCGTTTACAGCTCGCATAGAAGCTTCTACACCCGCTTCACAAGCCTGGTATTCGTCGTCGGAAATGTCGTAGAATTTGGCGTTTTCAAGGATGCCTTCGCAGGAAGACTGGTTGCCAAACGCACCGTCTAGAATCAACCGCTCGTTAATACATTCGATAGGGCAGTCAGATT